GGTTTAAAGAAAACCCTCTATACCCCCTGTTCTTAAAGTGGTACAGTAACCGAGGTTTATTGTTCTCACATAAGATAGGCATACCAAAGAACACACACGCCATCAACACCTCCTCAAAGAATATCTCAGCAGTCTGAGGCCTTGCTATGTACTCCAAGAAGAAATGATTACTTGGTATCTCCTCCATAGAAAACTTAGTCAAACCATGCAAAGATCCGTTAGACCCCTTGCCCACAACTACTCCAGATATATCGTAGGAATCGCATCCAAAAGTTCCTAGGTGTTCGTTGCCTGGAAAAAATCTACCATTCTTCCTTATTACATTATTCTGTAACGCAGGTTTAGGCATGTAAGTTACAAAAAATCTGCCTCTTTTATTTGGAGTCCAAACTACCTTACTATCCTTTATACCATCCTTCCAACTAAACGAACCCTGAGTTACAAAGTGTTCCCTTATAAGAGAGTCGTTGTAGTCTATCTGTTGGTATATCTTGGTTAGGTTAAATATAGACTGCTTGCTCTCATCCCTAAAAGCATGAGACTCACTGCGAGGAAACTGCCTATAGAACTCATTAAGTGCATCGGGGTCTGATGTTAGAGAACTAACCTCGTTATCCCAGTAGTCAATAGCACCCTGGCTAATAAGCTCTTCGTCAATACCCATCACTGGCTTGCTTGGTGTCTTTAATACAGGCATTCCATACTTGTCTATAAACCCCTCCATGTTCCATTCCATAGGAATGAATAGGTTATACAGACCACTCTTAGTCTGTCCGTTTGAGTTTCTTTTAGACACGTCAGAGTCGTAGTATAACTGCTTAAAGTTTCTACCACCCTTGTCTAAGGCATTAGATGTAGAACCCATCATACACTTACCCACAACCTTACTACCCAGCCTGAGACATGTTTTAGTAACACGCCAGTTATTTAGTATATTATCTGGCTTGTCCCACTTTCCACTCTCGTCATGTATAAGTAGCTTTAGCTTCTCACCATCATAGCTGTTGTCTGAAGTATTCTTCCAGTCAATAGTAGTATCAAGCCCCTCAAGCTTTTCCTCTTCGTCTATGAGGAACATATTCTTTTTTGTAATCTTAGACGCAGGGACTCTGTAAGCAAGCTCTGTCTTAGGCTTATCCATACCGTCCTGTATAGGCTTAAAGAAGAATGGGTAGTTGTTTGATATAGGAACAACCTTGTCCGTAAACATCTTCTTTGCATCAGACCCTGTCTTTGACAGTATGCCTACACGAGCATCCCTAGCAAGCGTAGCCATGTTTACACACTCCTCAGAACCCATGTAAGAAAATCCTGACCTCCTAATCTTTAGGTAGCATATACCAAAGCTTCTCTTGTCTGCCTTACAAGCCTCCCAGTATATATAGAAAACTCTATTGGCCTCCCTAAAGTCTGGTAGACCAACATCGATCTTAGTCCACTGTAGATACATATAATGAGAACCTGTAATATATGTAGGCACTCCATTGTTATAAAACCAGTATCCTAAGTCCCTCCTGTTAAACTCTTTCTCTATGTAGTCCACCCACCTCTCCTTAAAACTAAGGGGCATGTTGTGCCACTGGAAAATTGTTGATATCCTTTTTAATTCCTTGGAATACTCTGATGCCTCCCAGTACTGAGACGCTTTTTCAGTAGACCTCTTGTATGGGTCTTTAGGTGTATGTGGTAGGGCAACCTTTAGGTTGTTTATGTTGTATATATCTCCGATAGTCCCATCACGAGATATAACCACAATATCATACTTCTCATTGTAGCCATAGACCCAGGACTTGTGTCTGTTCTTTAGCTTCCTAACGCTTGAGGGTATAGTATCGTTTGCTTCTGTGTATAAACTATTTTGATTTTGATTCTGCAAATCCTTTTGGTAAGTTATTTTTTTCTCTTTCCACGCCATTGATCCTGTCCTCCTCCTCCTGTATACGCTGAAGTATATCGAAGGCATCAAAGATAGCAAGCTTCTTAGCAGCCGCAGCGTTCTTTAGTCTGTCAGCCGCAAGCTCATCCTCTGGGTCGATCTTTATTATCTTCTCGTTGGCTACCTGAATCAAGTGCTGAACAGAGTTTTTTCCTGCTTGAATTATCTGTATCTTTAGTTCCCTTATATCCATACTATAGCTTGATGGTTATGTTGCTGGTGTACATCCTAAATAACTTCTGACCCTCTATGTCAAACATGTACTCACTGAAAGGCTCGAAGCATATGCTGTCCCCCTTCTCTAACCCAAGCTCTACTAGCTGATCATTGATATACACTAGCTCTCCGTGTAGTGGCTCGTCTTTTACCCCGCTGCCTATAATGTAAGAGTCCTTCTTTTTTATTGGCTTAACAAAGCAGTACTTATCAAATGCCTTCCACTCATCTCCCTTCTTATATAAAAAGAACTGATCGAAGTCTACAATAAATAGGTTATCCTTAAGCCAACTCCTACCACTCTTCTGTCTGCCGTATATATCGTTGTAGTACTTGAATACGTTGTGGTGTACAAGTATAGTATCTCCCTTAGATACCTCTCCTTTATACCCCATAGGTACACTGACTACCTCTGCATACCGATTAGCTACGGTATGATCCTCTTCAGATACGCTGATGATTAAGTCCCTATCACCATATACCCTTATGTTGTCATAGCGTTTTCCCTTTACAGGCTTTACAATAAATGAGTACGGTGATTGCATTAAAAGTTTATGTTGTACTCCAGGGATATAGGCATCGTCTTCTTGAACTCCTTCCATAGTAAGACCTCGTCCTTGTTGCGAATCCATATCCTATAAGAAAAATCTTCCTGGTCGTACTGAATCAGATGGATACAGTACTTGCCGCCTAGAACATCCTGTCCCGCAATGTAATGCATTGCCCCAGACTTATAGTCTGCTCCTATGGATATCTTTCTTATGTCCAAAGTATTAGATTAAAATGAAGTACCTATTGTCAGTACCCTGTAAAATATATTAACAAACATATTACCGTTACCCTGGGTTGGATTGGATGCACACTTTAACCTAAGCGGACTTCCAGCACCCATATGGTAGTTTGAAGATGGCTGAACCAGTTTATATACCCGTTCATGTATGGTGTTCATATCGACCGCAGGAATAGTTCCAAGTGACACAGTATTATCAGGGGTATATATTATATACGTAACTGGGAAAGTATCAAGGTTTACTGCCGCCACCTGTAGCTGTGTTTCGGATATTACGTTCTGCACTACCGTGTTAGTTGTAACACCGCTAATTGTATAGGTTGCTATATCTCCAGGCAGCACCCCACTTGTTATAAACGTAGCAGCGGTGTCTACTATTTTATTCTGAGGGTCTCCAACTGGCCCTGGTGCTTGTCCCGTTGTAGTCCCCGCAGCCCTAATCGTCTGGTCAACCGCAGACACAAACTCTAGTGGGTCAGTAAAGTTATACACAGCTGTTCCTGGAATAGTGTTTACGGCTAGAGATATAACATCTATAACCTTATCAACACCAGGGTTAGGTATGATAACCTTGTTTGACGTAGATAAGGATAACAGGTCAGCAGTTGTGACCTCCACATGGGCAACCAATGTGTCAATACCAAACTTTTCCTGGAGCTTACCTATGCTACAGGACTTTGTCATTAACTTATTAGCCTTGTCGGTTAATAGTATGTAGTCATCTGTGTCTAAGGTAGCAATCTGAGGGTATGCCGTTGTGTTACTTATCCGTGCCATGTTTTATTTTTTTTCTTCGGGTTGAGTTACCTCACCATCCTGTAGGTTGATGGTAGCATTCTTCCCATATTTTTCAGCAAGCAATAGTTCCTGCTCCTTAAAATCTTTTTGTACTAAACCAATCTCTGTAGTAAGTTGCTGCTGTTGAATTACAGTGTCTGCAATTGCAACCTTTATTTGCATGAACTTATTGTTTAGCTCCTGTATAGCTGTTAACTCGTCTGCGGTTAACATCACCTGTTCTTTACTTTTACTCATTGTATTAAATTTAATTAGTTATCAGTAACACAAAGATAGTAAATTTATTGAGATTTCAATGTTTCTATTTCTGCCTTTAATTCTTGTATTGCTTTAACTAATATAGGCACAAGTTTGCCATAACTCATTTCTAGCTTATCTGGATTTGAATTGTATACAAGCCTTAATGTATCATCATCTAATTCTTGTACCTCTTGTGCTACAAATCCAAAATCTTTTTTGCCCTTATTACTAGAATGAAATTGTACTTCTTCATAAACTGGCTCTTC